CTTGTTGTATTATTTATGGATCCTACAAAGATGAATATTCCACAATTAAATCTGGTTATCGCGAATATTAAAAAAATATTAAAAAATCAGTATTATTATAAATTATTATATAAATATTATGATCATTTAAAAGGCGGCAATCAGGACCTTGATACATATTTTAAGTTTATAGATTTAAAAAATAATTATAATTATGAGTCGGGTGAAATTATTAAAAAAATTGTGAAACTTGGAAATGTGACAGAATCTATTTATACAAAACAAATATTGAACCAACAAAACTCACATACAGACATATATAATAATAGGGTTATTGACGTATTAGAAGAACCAAATAAAACACAATACACCAGTCAAAGATTGGATATATTTCATCAGTATGATGCTGTTTATAAAGGAACTCATGAAAATATAATAAAATATTTAAATGATACTCTAACATTTTTAAATAACTTTAAAAAAATGCCGGATATGACAACCCATCCAGATATATTCAATCAGTTGAAGGGACGATGTGACATTATTATAAAGGTCATTAATGACATTATTACTATTAAAAAAAGACAATTTCAAAGATATCATATTTTTACTAATGGACAACCAAATGGACAACCAAATAAAAAGAATATTGATAAATTTGGACAGGAAAGAGAAAAAATTAATAATAAGGAAAGTTATAAAAAACTTATACACGAAGAACTGAAACGTATCCAAATAAATAATGGAGGTCCTGAATACGTTCCACTCCCAGCTGACAATTCAGATGCTATTAAAGGGTTTATTAATATCAACCAATTACGCATAAATAATTTTGATTTTGCTTCGCCAGAAATGGAGTACTATCAATATTATTGGGTTATATGGCTTAATAAATATATAATGTATGAGTTCGGTCGGCTAGGTCAAACGATTGATAGATTATACGCAAATAATCTCATAATAACCCAATTTAATAATAATATAAAAGTTGTTAATATAGAAAGAGGGGTAGAAGGTGATACAATAAGTCAACGTGATTTGGATACATTGAATAATTTAAATCCGCGTCAAAACCAAGGACAACCACCCGCTAATATTATAGCTATGCAATACAAAGATACTCTTGAAAATATATTAGATAAGTTAAAACTCAATTCGGTTAGGCTGATAAGAGATATCATGGATACGAACTTTATTGATGATATAAACAAAATTAATAATTTGACAACACGTGTAAAAGATAACTTTTTGGAATATTTGAAAAACCCCAATGCGCATAGAGAAGTTTACAATAATATTGTTGGTGATGTTAATATTAAATATAAATCAAATATTTTGTATTTTGATGAAGTAAGAAACATGAATTTAGTTTATGATAATTTATACTTAACTAGTGATGAGAAAAAAGAAATACTGCACATTGAAACCACTCGTGATAAGCAGAATAAAACAAATACTCAGGAAATTATTACAAATTATATTTATGATAAATATGTAAAAGGTAAAGACCCGACTTCAAACCAGGACATAACGCAATATATACTTTTATTATTATTGTTTAATGTGCGTGAAATATTGTGGAGAGATTATAAGTTCCAAATGGCTTATGATGGATTGAGAGATAAAATTAATAAATTGTATCTGGGTCTTAGATTAGATGATTTTGAAATTAATGTGAATGATAATCAAATTAATATAGATGGACAAAAATCATTCATTGTTAAAGATAATAGCGATATTTTTAGTTTGACAAGTTTTGCCGACGAAACAATATATGCGGATGAAAAAATAGATAATTATAATGCTCTTCAAACTCCCGAGCAAATAAATGCTGCTATTGCTTCAAGGACAGGAATGATAAATAATAGACCAAGAACTGCTGCTGTCATGAGGCAAGGGGTTGGAGCGAGAGACAATAATAGACGAAACACAAATCGTAATCAAGTTATCCAGAATCCAGGTGCCCAGAATCCAGGTGCTCAGAATCCAGTTGCCCAAAATCCAGGTGCTCAGAATCCAGGTGCCCAAAATCCAGTTGCCCAAAATCCAGGTGCCCAAAATCAAGCGGCTCGTAATCCAGTTGCCCAAAATCAAGCGGCTCGTAATCCAGTTAACCCGAATCCAGTTAACCCGAATCCAGGTGCTCAGAATCCAGGTGCCCAGAATCCAGTTAACCCGAATCCAGGTGCCCAGAATCCAGGTGCCCAGAATCCAGGTGTGAATGTCGCCCAGAATCAAGTCCGAAACCGAGCGCGGGTAATACGTAGGTAACCCTAACCCATAATCATTAGCCCCGGATTCCCGTCATGTTCCGAGAACCAAAACGCCATTTTCCCGTCGTCCATTATTGTAAACCCAATACAATACTGGATTCCCACTTTTGTGAAATGAAACACGTCCGACCATTCTATCGGCAAGAAGTCTGTGGCTCTCAGCTTTACCAAGACATTGTAATATGCCAGTGTCTTCGCCCCGTGTAAGTGTTCGCAGTAATGGACCACGCACAAATAACACCCTTGTTTCTCGCTCCAAACCGGCGGCGTAGACCCGCGGGCCTTCTGGAACAGCGCGTGCTCATTCGGGACGGACATCACGATTTTCAACTGGCCATTGTTGTCCATTTCGCCAATTTCAAATGGCGCCCACTTGTAAATGAACCGCTGATTTGTGGTCTTGGACGGTATCGGTATCCAGTTCTTCTCGCACCAAGTATCTGTGGGCGGTTCCAGGATTTTACCCGATTCAAACATCGCCATCGAGGCCGAATAGTCTCCCATGATGATGCGGATTTTATTGGACACCGAATGCGACCGATTTGTGGCGACATATTTCAGCGTGTTTGTGCCGTCATAGAAGAGTCGGACATCTTCCAGCCCCATAATGGAGCGGTCGTAAATCGGCAGTCCAAGCATCCCCTCCCACATAAACTCGGGCTCTCCTGTCAAGCGTTGTAAATCAGGTGTCAAATATGCGCGAAGATTCACGGTTTCCAAGTGGCCTTGTGGATGGCTGATGATGTATCGGCCGCAATCGTCAAGGCGGTAATTCACATAGCGGACATTGATGACGTGTTCTCCCTCGTGGGTTTTGATATACGCCGTGGATGAGGGGTAGAAGCCTGGTTTCTCAGGCAACGCGTATCGCGTGACGGGATTGGTCAAACATCGCGAAAACAGATGAGAGGGGACGCGGACAATGGAGTCGTCGTGGTCGGCCTTGTACCACGTGATGCGCCAATCCGTGTTGTTTTCCAACCACGCCCAGAAATTGACCTCCCATGTGATGGTGCGGTATTTGAGCATAAATTGGCCGAAATGTTCTAGGTAGAGGTCAAACAGGTCGGTGAATGATTTGCTGTCGCCGACCATGAACCCGCCGCAGAACCGCCAGTTGATGACATCCACGACGTTGTCTATGCCTTGGCCCTTTTCCCAGCACCCGGGGTTGGCGATGAACCGCGGCTGCCACGGGAATGACGCCATCGTTTTCATATAATGGCTCGTGGCGGCCTTGTTTTTGAAGATATGGGCGAGGTTGAAGTCCAACCACGCGAAATGGGTCGTGTTGAAGGGGTTCTCATTGATGGCATTCACCACGAACTCGATTTTCATATTCATCAGGCAAAGAAAGAGGAAGGAGTCTTTGACTTCGTTGCGCACGGCGGGAAGGCGTGCCTGGTATTTTGCGCAAATGGTGTATGTCCAGGAGGTGGTGTAGTCCACGTCGCGCAACAAGACGTTGGGATATGTTGGCCACGTGGCGGCGTACGCAGTGCGGATATCGGCATCCACATAGAGGATGATGGGCACACCCGTTTTGGCGATTTCGGCGAAGTTGTTCATTCGCCATTGGTGGGTTTTGTGGGGCTCTTTACAGTTGATATTGACGAAACAAGACACATAGGTGAGGGTTGGTTTTGGCGGTGCGAATAAATCTGGTTCCATCCGCGTTTAATACATATTTGAGGAGCCTTGTGTCTAAATGTATTTTGTATGAAAAATATTATTGTGGGTAACCAAAGAATTGGTTTATTTCATTCACAATGCGCTGATACAAACAATATATGTACCCGCACATATATTGTTTATAAAATGCGTTCGCATGGCATATAGATGTTTTTATTATATATAGTTGATAATGATAGCCAAATTACATCTTTTGAATCCGATAATGTTTAGATTTGACTCTATTTTGGGTGCCAGTACAGCCGATAACAAAGAGCCTAGTAAAAAAGGTGTTAAAACAGTGGATTTGTTCACACTCAACCAGATTCTACTGTGGGGTTTTATTGGATATTTGTATCCCAATCATTATTATTTGGCATTCTTTTTAGGAATATTGTGGGAATTGCTTGAACGGTTTGTTGTTTATGAGAAAACTTTGTATCGCCTTGTAAAAACTTATTTGCCAGTACATGAGCGATATTGGAACGAAACCGATAAAAACTCCTTGCTAGATATTGGTGTAAATATGGTGGGTTATTATATTGGTAGTAATATTCGGTAACCCATTCTATTATAAGTATTTACCATGAATATTGGTTGTCGCATAACAAGTTGGTGAATAATGTCCTGTCCTGCCACACCGAAAACATTTATTTTTTCCAGTATTTGTTGTCTTGTGCTGTTGTACATATACTTTAGACTTGGGTTGTGGTATATATACGTTGCTTCTGGGTTGTTGTACATAGACTTTAGACTTGGGGTGTGGTATATAAACATTGTTTCTTGGTTGTTGAACATAGGTCTTAGGCTTGGGTTGTTCATATTCTATTTCTTCAAAATCATCACTGTCGTAATAGTCAAATATATATTCATCTATATCATCTTCAATTTTATTGTTAATTTGTATTTTTTTGTAAGGTACTTTTGTTTGTAAGCCGAATTGGATTTTTACACAGTCTTTTGAAAAATGTCCATTCCCGCCACAAGTAAAACATTTATTATTTGTTCCATTACTCATTTGTTGTAAAATGTCAATGGTTGTTTTATTTAAGATGATTGATACAAATGAACCACCACGGACATTATCAATACCATATTTATCCATATATTGTCGTGTAATTTTATCTTCATCATAGTCATCGCAATTTGGTTTTATTTCCAATATACTAAGAGGCTTGTACATTTTGGTCCACTCAGATCCATTTGATGTAAAATGGTCCTCTATGCGAAACTTGGGTGTGTTTGTTTTTCCAATATAATATTTATTTTGCTCCAATTTCAAAGCATATATATAAACCATTTTATATAATAATTAAAGTATGTTTAAATTATTATTTATTGTATTATGCCAGTCGCGTCAAAAACCGCTTACATGAGTCGCGTCAAAACCGCTTACATGAGTCGCGTCAAAACCGCTTACATGAGTCGCGTCAAAACCGCTTACGAAGAGCACAGTTCGCACTCTCCACCATTCTTTGGCTCAATGGTGAATTGTTGGGCCCGGTGTTTCCCTCTCCTGCGCAAATAATAGATGCCCGTTTTCAGTCCTTTGGACCAACTATAGAAATGCATGGACGTAAGAGAATTGTATGTGGGATCCTCAATCCACAGATTCAGACTCTGGCTCTGGCAAATGAACGCCCCGCGTTCCGCCGCCATATCTATCACATGACGCATTGGTATCTCCCACACCGTCTTGTACCGCTGTTTCATATCCGCCGGCAGATTCTCTATGTGCTGGATGCTGCCTTGGTTCGCGATGATGTTGTTTTTCAGCTCCGTATTCCACAGACCAAGTGAAATGAGTTCGCGCATCAAATACTTGTTGGTAAGGATGAACTCCCCCGCCATCGTGCGTCTGCTGTAAATATTGCTGGTGAATGGCTCAAAACACTCATTGAACCCGAGGATTTGCGAGGTGGACGCAGTGGGCATCGGGGCCAGAAGCAGCGAATTGCGCATCCCAGTGGCTTGAATCTGGGCTTTCATTGCGGTCCAGTCATAGCGGTCTGGGGTCGGCGCTACATTCCACAAATCAAATTGGAGCTCGCCCTTGGAGGCGGGGGAACCGGCGAAGGATGGATAGGGGCCGAGTTGAACCGCCAAATCCGCGCTGGCCTTCACGGCACCATAGTAAATCGTCTCAAAAATCAGGCGATTCAGTTCGCGGGCTTCGTCGCTGTGGTATGCGACGTTCAACAAGAGAAATACATCGGCCAATCCTTGGACGCCGATGCCAATGGGTCGGTGGCGCATATTGGAGACGCGGGTCTTCTCCGTGGGATAATAGTTGATATCAATCACGCGGTTCAGGTTGCGCGTAATGACGCCGGCCACGTCGGCGAGCTTGTCATAATTGAATGCGCCGTTTTCTACGAAAGTCGGAAGTGCGATGCTCGCCAGATTACATACCGCGGTCTCGTTTTCGTCGGAGTACTCCATGATTTCACTGCATTGACCAGTTATTATTCCATTGAAAATCCCCATATGACGCTTTGGTTCTGTAAAACAAAAGGTATCATCAATTCGGTTGTTGTCGACGATTTCTTTGATTTTTATAAATTGAGAAGCCGAACGTTGTATAATATTTTCAGTATTAATAATTAAACGTTTGGGTGTAAATCCAGCTTTTACCAATATACGCAAGTCAGTAGATGTAATTAATAACCGATATACTTCTTGTGTTTCAAATAATCGTTGTCCGCCCCTGCCATCTGGTAGAAGACTGGTACCAATTTCTTTATTTTTTCTAACCTTTGGATTAATACCGCACGTCTGAAGCATCAATCTTACTTTTAATAAGAAATCTTTATTAATTGATGCTACTTGGAGTTGTTGATTTGTTCCATTATTTGCGATTGTTCCATCTGCGTCACAATAGCCAGAAAACCAGTCCATTTTGTCTTTTAATGTGTGATTCAATGGTACATAAAACTTTTCTTCTATATCCATCGGCAATTCTAGTGCCAGTCTGCCACTATTTTCACTTACGGTTCTATACGTCATATGATCTAATAGTTCTTTCTTCTCTCCGTATAAAAATATTTTGGGTTTTTTTTCGTAACTGATTCCGTTACAATAGACGTTGTCTTCGTAGGTTTTCGTTTTCATATTTTCATTTTCATAAAGTAAATGACGCTTACAAAAAGAATGACCATCTATTGATTTGTACTCGCATTTTACTGGGTCTTGACCAGTTGTTTTACCATATGTCCCATCCCCGCAAAAAAATCCGTGTGTATAAGGGTACAACATCGTGTTTGTTCCATCAATAATGGGATATTCACACTTAATGATTTTGTCCCCTGGCTTGAGGTTTTGTGCTTCCGTTTGAATGATTTTTGACCTTGAATATTGTGTTTGTACATAAAACTTATGATAAGGTGTGCAAGTTAATATGGATTCATCATCGGTATGAACCTCTATTAATTTTTGATTCTCTCCTGTTTTTTTTACTTCAACTTCGCTGTATTCTTCACCATTCCATACATTCACCTTTTTGTTTTCCAATGACTGGATTTCGATATGACCTTTGTCTGTCAATATAATGGTTTCTGGCGCAACACAAAGATTGCTGCTCTTAATCGTCCCTACATTCTGTTGGTTGGATTTGCGGTTGGCGGCGTCTTTATAGCAAATATACGGCGTTCCCGTCTCCATTTGGGCGTCCAACACCTTGAACCAGAGCTCGCGAGCCTTGACGGTTGCGCGTCCCTTGCCCGCTTGTTCGTACTTGGTGTAAAGCTCGGCAAAAGCTTGGCCATAGACGTCGGAGAGTCCGGGGCATTCGTTGGGGCACATCAGAGTCCAGGTTCCGTCGGCCTTGACGCGCTCCATAAAGAGGTCGGGTACCCAAAGCGCGTAAAAGAGGTCGCGCGCTTTTAATTCCTCGTCGCCGTGGTTTTTGCGCATCTCCAAGAACATCTCAATGTCCGCGTGCCAGGGCTCCAAATAGATTGCGAACGAGCCATTTCTGCGGCCGCCGCCGTTATGTACAATACAATTGTGAATCATATAGTCGTGTTGGGTTTTCATTTGGAGGTCATAGAGGGTTCCCGAGTATTCTTCGGTGCGGATGCTCTTAATTCGTGTCAATAAAAAATCATTGTATCTGAAAAACTTAAAAAACTGGTTGTCATTGTAGTCAATATTCAACAACTCACAAATGGCTTGGGTTTGTGGTATTTTTAAACACCAGCTGATTTGTTGGTTAGTTATCACACTTCCTGCGCTTGACATATGTGTTTCACCGATTCTGTCCCTAGTGTATCCACTGGTTAATACACCTAGTTTCAAACAAAGAAACCGAACACTTTCAATAAGATTCCGTGAGGTGCTGTCAAACGACAACTCTAGATGTTTGCATCCATCAGTATCTATTAGACCTTTTAACACATATTTTGATTTTTCAATGGGTAAGTTCAACCATTTATGATGAACCCGCTTGGTTTTATTGGAATCGTATAAATCACTATACCGGAAAGGCATATTTATGTTTTTATGCCAATAGATTCGTGTAGTGTTTTCATTGGTATTTATTCTGTATTGGATGCATTTATTTTCAAAATATTGAATCGCAAAATCTAAGATGTATTTTTTGTTTGTAGTATGGAGTGATATGTACCCATTTTGGTCGGCATTGTTCAAGCAACCATCACCTAATAGCACGCCATACATATAACAATCGTCGTTTGTAATTTCATGTATGTCTGTACTGTGTGTTGGGATTTTATAAACCAACATATCATCATTCTGTAGGTCTTTGGCATCCACCCATTCAAACTTAGAAATATTTTTATTCAATCGGTTTTCAATTACCCCATAGTTTAACCCTTTTACTTGCCCAACCAACGCATACACTGGGTGCTCCGGTGTAATTCTTAGATTATCAATGGAATGCATGGTTTCAATATTGTATATTTGGCCCTCATATGGATGTTCCAATACGTTTTCAATTGTTTCTACTCCGCCCGTTAAATTAAAAACTTTCGTTTCACCATATGTACAATTTTGAATCTCAATTGGACCTTCGGTTGTATATATATATGTTTCCGGGGTTACACACTGGTCAACATATTTCGCAGTGTTATTGAACACGCGCAACATCGGCACAATTCCATTGCTATTGCCATTGGTGCCACGAATCTGACTCCCCGTCGCGCGCACATTGTGGATGTGCATCCCGATTCCGCCCGCCCATTTACTAATGAGCGCGCAGTCCTTCAGCGTGTTGTAAATGCCGTCGATGCTGTCCTCCTCCATTGCGATTAAAAAACAGTTTTCAGCAATAATACCACCAATGCTGTATGAATGGTCATTTTCTATGCCGAGTGTGTATACATGGTCGCATTTTATGTCTGACAAATATTTTTCATTTAATCTCATAAATGTAACACCGTCAATTATTTTAACACAAACCCATTTTTTTTTATCTTTATCCATTAATGGTATACGGTCATCTTTGTAGAATTTTTTAAGTAATCCAGCAAGCAATGCGTGTGGAATTAGCATTCTACCGGTTGCGTTACAATTTACTTTATGTAAAAGTGTTAACGTGACTGGAATACCAACTGAACGAGCTAAATGAAAAATACTTTTCATTAATGGTGGATTTGTAAGTTGTAATTGAATAGATCCTGACATTGATAAACATCCATCTGTCGATGTTAAGCCTGCCAAAAAATAACGTATCTGGTCATACCCAAACTTATTAAAAAATGCTGGCAATTGTTTTCCAGAAAATTTACTGCCGAACACTTGTTTGAATATTCTTGCGATAATTGTATTGAACACTGTCATTTGGACCATTCCATTTTTATCAGTATACACAGAAATATCATTAATTCCAAGTTTCAATGGAAACATTTTTTTCACAAAATTAATAAGTTCAACATTCGTGTGATATGATACTATTGATATCGACCGTGGTGCCACAATTCTCTGTGAATTTTTCACATGTGTAATACATCCATCACCATACCACATTCCAATTAATTCTATAAATTCATTATCAAAAGTCCAATATCTGTTAAATGCTTGGGTTTTTTTTTCACAAATACAGTCACCATTTTTTTTGTGTAAAACATATTCATAAGTTGTATACACTTTGTCATCATCGCCGTAGACATATTTATATTTAACATTGTATCCATCACCATCAATATTATCTAATATATCTTTTACATCTAAAACATAATCTTCCATTTTTGTTTTTTTGTTTGGTATGGATATCCAATCACCCACTCGCAAATACTCGACCGAGTTAAATGATGGTTTATACCCCCATTTCTCTTGTTCAATTGATAAAGACCATAATCTATGGTTATCGGTCACTGTTAATGTAGGGGTTCCTGCTACTTTAATATTAAATAATTTACGTTCACCCAATAAATTTTTATGTAGTTGAACAACTTTTTGAACATTTCCGGTATGTGTCACAACTTCATCTCCTATTTCTACACTTTCAATTGGAAGCACACCACGCATAGTATAAACTTCTGTTCCTTCTATAAAACACGAACTGAGTTGGGGGCGCGGTGTGCCCGCGTTGAAAAGCGTCGGCGTGGCGTGGGTGAAGTATTTCTGCGACATCAGGTGGTAGGTCTCTATGGCCGCGTCAATGTCGGCGCCGTGGATACCGATGGCAACGCGCATCCACATATGCTGGGGTCGCTCTATGATGACCCCGTTGGAACGCATCAAATAGGATTTCTCCAATGTGCGGAACCCGAAATAGTCAATGAGATAGTCGCGGCGGAAGTCAATCGCGGCATTGATGGCGTCGGCGTGCTCTTCTGTCACATCATAGATGTCCTTTGATAAGAGAGGCGACACGTTGCCATTCTTGTCTACCGCGTGAAAAAGGGTCCGCACCACTTCGCGAAAGTCCGCGACGGTGCTCTTGTGGTGGTTTGATACCACAATATGAGAGGCGATGGTCCCGTAATCGTAATGCGTGGATGACAACGCCGCGCATTGCTCGGCAGTGAGGTCGTCAATCTTGGTGGTGGAAATCTTGTCGTAAAGCTGGTCAATGATTTTCATCGCGAGAGAGGTATAGTTGATTTTGACCCCCGCCTCGGTGCCGATGGTCTTGATGCGGTGGAGAATCTTGTCAAATGACACGATTTCGGTGGAGCCGCTGCGCTTGGTCACATACATTTCATCGCTTGACATTGTCTGGAATATATATTTACGCGTCGGAGTTCTAAATTGTTTTACAAAATAATATACTATTTATATGTCCAATAGCTGGATAACGCATCCGCCGCTAGTTGGTGTTTTTGGTGGGCGCTTCTTCGGCAATCTGTGCTCGTGGCCCGTGGCGCGCTCTTTTAATACTACGTCCCAGAACTCGCGGATGAGCGGCTTCGCCGCGTTAAACCACTCGCAATTTCGTGTCACCAGCACGCACGAAAACGTCTCACAATACCAATAAATGCGCCGATACAGGACGTGCGTCTCGCCCAGTTCACGCTTCTTCTCGACAATCCACGCTTCAATCGCCGGTTTTTCCAGGGGTATGTCAAGCGGCATATACATATATTTGGGCGAATTGTCCACGAAATCGCGTTTTACGAAATAGAGGATGACCCCATTGTACAAATATTTGGGTATGCTCGTGTAAAACTTGGTTTCCGCGTCATCGTCGGCCGTTGTGACCGCCTCGGCGTGCTCGCGGAACTGCGTCTCTACAAAATGGCAATTATTTAGGTCGCACACTTCCATTTGGACCTGCATCTGGACCCAGTATGGCATAGAGGGTACGCCCGTAATTTCGCGATTCACAACGTTTTTGATTTCCAACATCATTCCATATTCGGGCGAGTCGGTGGGGGATACCACGATGCCGTCGGGAGACGCACCGAGGCAGGCAATCTGCGGATGCTGGATACACCCGAATTGCCCCACGACACACTTGTTGCGATATTCATAAATGGCGACCGACAATGGCTCGTACTTGACACCCCAATGAAGCGGCGAATCCACGTTGATGTGGGTTGAGGTTTCCACAATTTGGATGTTTGGGTCTTCCGCCGAAGGTAGAGGTCGGCATTTCTCGCACACGAGACTGTTGTAATTGGCGGCGGAACTGAATATCTTCCAAATGTTGCTGGCGGTTACGAGATTGTTGCGGAAGGCGTACCATTCGGGGGTGCGCTGAGCGGGCTGATACGCGGCCCTACACGCTGCGATTTTTTCGGCAATATCTTCCCGCACCTCATAATGGTGTGGTCGCGGATGTAAATATTCGCGTCGGCGGATACCCATTATCTTCAAATACTCGCGCACGTATTTAGAGACAATTATGCGAGATGCCGCGTATTCTTCGTCATATTCATCCAGACTATCATATATTTGAAGTGTTGAGCACATGGCGATATATTCGTCAGTTGCGTAATTGACTAATGTATCGAAAAACGTAGAGTCGTGTTGTTTAATGGCGTTCGCATATAAATAGTTCCCTACCATAAAGCAGATTTCCATCTCCAATTCTTCTTGGTCGTATTCGGTTAAGTTGTGCGTCATATTTTATATATATAGGTTTGTTTTTGTATTGATTTCAATAGAAAAACAAAGTGGGAATCAATTTTTTAGGGGTCGGTGGTAGCTTCCACTTTCTTGGGGGTTAACGACTTCAGCGTGGAAACCTTTTTGTCCAGATTGCGCAGTGTGAAAACCCGGGTAGATGGGTTGAAGAAGAGTCCGGGTATGGCAGAAATGATGCCAGCCACTTTGTCATATTCAACATCGCGCACTTTGGCCATCTTGTCTTTCATCAAACAATCGCTGAAAAACAATTTGAGCCCTTTCACGTCTTTTGTGGAAAACGCATTTTCGCGCCCATATTTTTCGGCATATGCGTGGAGCTTCTGTATTTTAAGTCGCTTGTCCAGCTTGTTCCACGGCTCATTGTTGAACGTCTTCTTTTCTTGCTCCAACAACGCGTCAATGTGATTTAGGGAACTGTTGGCTTTCTCCGCTTCCAGCGCAGAGGCGGAAATCATATAGTTCTTGTATTTGCTCATAATCTTCGCGTCGGGTTGTTGAACCGCAGGAGGTGGTGTCTCGGCGGGTCGAAATGCATCATTGATTGTTTCGGTTTCGTTAAACATAATTTAGGTGGTCTTTCTTTATATTATTATGTTTAAATGTCTATATTGTTTTGTTTCATTACATTAATGACTACGCCGGCGCCAACGACTTTTGTGATAGATGTAATCACAAAAACAAAGACCATTGAACCAAAAGAGAAAACGATTCGCAAAAAAATGGAGGAATGGAAGTTTGACGTGAAATATTTGGAGAGGGAGCAGCAACTTTATATCCTTGACACAGTCATTCGGTCGGACCCTATAGTCCTTCAGTCGGACCCTATAGTCCTTCAGTCGGACCCTATGGTCCTTCAGTCGGACCTTCGGTCGGTCCTTCAGTCGGTCCTTAAAGACAGCATCGGCGAAGAGCTGCGCCGCCAAGTTTGCGCCAAGATTTCCGGGTACAAATGCCAAGATGTAAAGAAAGGCTTATACGACGAATCCAAGTTTGTGCGTTTTCACGACGTCATCGCCCTAATGAACTCGCGCAAAATGGCGTGCTTCTATTGTAAAAAACAGGCGCTCCTCTTCTACGAATATTCCCGCGACAGTGCGCAATGGACCCTTGAACGCATCGACAACAAACACGGACACAACACCGACAATGTGGAAATCGCGTGCTTGAACTGTAATTTGCGGAGGAGAACGATGTATCATGAGAGGTATGTTTTCACCAAACAAATGGGGACCGTGCGTTTGCTAGAATAATCTTTATTCGCGGCAAAACAAAATAAAAGGACGCGCACTCATTCTCCTAGATATGACAAATGTCAAGGAAAAACTGGACTATTTCATTGCCTCAAAACGCATCCCCAATATCATTTTCCACGGGTCATCGGGGTCAGGGAAACGAACCATCGTGGGCGAGTTCATTTACCGGATTTATCACGGCGACCGCGCCCGCGTAAAAACCAACGTGATGTTTGTGAATTGCGCCCACGGAAAGGGTATCAAGTTCATCCGCGACGAACTCAAGCTGTTTTCCAAATCCAATGTCCAGTGTAATAACAACAATTTGTTCAAAAGCATCGTCCTCTATAATGCCGACGAATTGACCATTGATGCCCAGTCCGCCTTGCGACGTTGTATTGAGTTGTTTAGCCACAATACGCGGTTCTTCATCGTCGTTGAAAACAAATACAAGTTGTTGAAGCCGATTTTGTCGCGATTCTGCGAAATCTATGTGCCCGATAACAACGTGTCGCATTTTGTTGGTGCCGAGCCGATTTACCAGAGCTATCACAGTATTCATATTCAGTCGGTTTATGGGAACAACGACGATGTAGTGCGAGCCACGTTTGATAAAATCGGGGGCATCGTGGGTCCGGACAAAACACATCAAGAATATATGGAAATCGCCGACCGCCTCTATGAAGAGGGGGTTTCTTGTATGGATGTTTTGAATTATTTAGAAGCGAACTCTGGCGAAGCCAGAGGCGCAATCGTCCGCCTGCGATTCTGTTATAATAAGATAAAGAGCGAGTTTCGATCCGAGAAAATGCTGATGCTCTATTTGTTTGACTTCCACTACCTTCGTTCAAATAAGTGTTTAAAAAATATTTCCTTTTTATAAATGGACGATTTTGTATTGGCAAACTTGAATGAATCGCGCAATGAATGGTGTAGTCGTTTAGTGGGTATCTTGTCGCCTCTCATTATGGAAGGTGTGCGGTCTATTTTCAACGAGTCGTGGAAGCTGAGTTTGGACACAAATGAGGTGGAGAAATACTTGATGACGTTCCAGAACTTCTTGTGCCGGGTTCCCAAATGGAATGCGAATATCATAGAGACCGAGAAATGCCGTATTGTTGAGAAGTCGGGGTGTAATTATTTAGAAGATTTGATTACGTGTGTCCACGTGATTCAACTCAAGGTGCTTACTTGCGTTCGCGTTGGCACACGACAGAAAAAGATTGACATTTCTATACCGAAGTTGAACGACTTTATACACAAGGTCTATATCAACACGGCGAGCAAGGTGTATCGCAATGCGTATTTGTTTGATAAATATGCGGCGCCGTTGATACAGCAGCGCAACCAGCGCGAGTTTGAAGTCATCGTGGAGGAGTGTGTTTTGCGGACGATTCGCGAAAGTATCCCGACGGAGGCCATTGTGCGTGCTTATTTAGACGTGTCGGTTGAACAGGAAGAGGAGGAGGTGGCTATCGCGGATACACCTTTGGAAGAACCGGCCTCTGTTGTTCAAGCAGAACCTGGAATAGAGGAACCCATCAAAGAACCCGAGGCCCCGCCCAGCACCGTGCCGTCCATCACCAACATTGATGACAAGCCAGTCATCAATAAACTCTCGTTCAATGACATTGACCAGGCACTGACCGAGGATGGACGCATAGAGGAAATCAACGCACCCAAGACTGACTCGCGCTTGGACGATATTAGTAGAATGCGGTATGATAAACGGAGGTCGGAAGAGGACGAGGATGATGATGAGGACCTGATTAAGGTGGGCGACGATGTGGTTCTGGATTTAGGCGCGGCGGATTTAGGCGGAGGGGGGTTTGCTGACACCCCCATTCAATTGGATTTTGATGAGTTTGCGTAAAAAGGAGGGAAAAGATTCCGATTGTTGATTTATAATGGAATCCATCGTGTCTATTGTGTTGGTCACTACGATTTTCTACATTGTTGTAAAGACAATTGATATGAAATATATCAAGAAAGAGCTCCAGCCGTTGAAGGAGATGATGCGCGATGCCGCAGTTGTGTCCATTTCCAGTGGGATTGCGGTGTTTTCGGTGATGACGCTGAACAAACCCGTGGGCGGATTCTTTGATGCCATTACGGAGAAGACGGCGATTCCTGCGGCGGCCAATGTGTTCACGGGCGACCCGGGATTCTAAGGCACGACCTCCCTTTGGGAAGCACGACCTCCCTTTGGGAAGCACGGACATAATAAAACAATAAATAACGGTGTTTATTGTTTTACACATTTTAAGATTTTTATAGCTTGCGTATTATGCGATGTGGGTACCCAAACGTTTTCAAAACGTGGACGACTTCATATTTCCCCGAAGCCAAGTAGGCATCCACCAATGCGTTTATTTGCGGCGCATCGGTGTCATCTATTATCATTGTTCCACCCCGTTTTAACAACAAGTCCGCGTGTTTCATATCGCTCGTTGCGCAAAACTCGCTGTGGCCTCCGTCTACATGGACCAGGTCGTAGGCTTGTTGACGCCCCTCCATGTATAGAGGCATCGTTTGAGTTGAGTCCCCGACAATGTATTCAAATGCCACTTGGGGGAACACGGATTCAATGTAGTTGAAACAAGGCTGCGTATATAGATGGTGTCCGATATCAAAAACGGTGAATGTCGTCGCGTGCGATGAGAGGAGCAGCAACATCGCCGAATGACCCGCGTTGAACCCGATTTCGCAAATGCGGGCGGGGGCCTGCTTCCCGCACCAAAAGAGGTTGAGCTGTTTGTTATAGAGTTCGGGGTATTCGGTGATGGACTGGTGGTGGTAGAAGCTATTGCCTTCAAACGCGGTTTCGGGAATGTGTTCCAGAAGGATGTGTTTCAGATCCTCTAAGTAAATGAGCATCTCGGGGTACTTTTCGGCGTATTCTTGGGCGAGTTCCATTATGGGAATAATAGATGCGTTGTTTGTATATTTGTTTTTGGGGGGTTGTGTTATAGGAAAGACATCTTTTCTCCCAGGTTTCTGAAAAATGCGCCATTGTACGGAACATTTTTCTCCATTGACTTTGCGATCGTTTTGTCGCTGATTTTCATTATTCTTATACAATCATACCGGCAACCATATTCGCGAATAAGATGGCCCTCTTGGTCAAACGCACCGAATCCATTCCTGTATAGTAGAGGCTCTTTTCCGTGTTTCTCTATGAACTTGGCGCGTGCGTCGCATTCGCTGAACAATTTGTAGACACAGCCTTTGACAACAGTGCCGTGTTTTACTGGGGTGTCAAGCGCGGCCGACGATTCAAACCCATTCATGGTTGCGGCGGTCTTACGGTCCAGATAGACGTTTAGTATTTCGGTCTGGTCGGCGTTCAGCTTGGCAATGTATCCGAGATTTTGGACGCGAGTTTGTTTCGTCGGTTGGACTGCGGCCATATTGGTTGCGTCTTGGTCCCTCTCCACAAACATCCAGCGAAATCCACAATAAATCGTGTTGCCGGCGACGGCTTTGGTAAGGGTAGGGCGTTTGATGTCGTGGTTTTCGGACATTAGTTGAGAGGCGGACTCATAGACTTTCACCAATTTCATTGTCTCGGGGTTAATTTGCTGGACTCGGGGGCCGAGGGTGACCAGGGGTTCTTGGAATCCGGTGACGGTTTTGGGGGCAGTCGTTCCAAGATTCTTGACTAATTCTAAAATATGCTTTTCCATATTGTCTATTTTTTCATGTAATCCGTTGATTCCCATTTTTGTTATCAACATATTGATTTTTTCATCGGATACATTGTCTTTTTTTTCCAATTCCAGTTTTAGTTTTTCTATTTCTAGTTCCAATTTGTGTGTGCTAGATTCTTGGTAATTGTCTATTTGACTATTGATTGTGTCAAGTATCATTTGATATGTGAGTTCTTTTCCAACCAAAAACAATTCCAGTTCATTTTCGTGGCCTTCTAAATCGCGAACACGATTATTACGAATTGGTTTATGGTTGTGAATATATGATTCAAAATCTTTGCTCCTATTCACAGCATATGCATCCAATAATACACATTCTTGATATTTGCCTTTGTGTTCATTGTATCTACCAGTTATACCGCGGCGACTTTCGCCAATTTTTACAATATATTGTCCGTTTTCAAATGTTTTTATACGAATGATATAAACAATTGGAATGGATACTGAAAACTGGGTTAATAAAATCTTTTCTCGTTCAATTATTTTTTGATGTTTCAGCTTCTTTTGAAACTCAGCTTCTTTTATAGAGGCATCTTTCGCATTTGTAGTTTGGATAGTTTCCAGTTCTTTTTTTGTGTTTTTCAGTTGTTCTGACAGTTCTTTACACTCTTCCATAACAACTTCCTGTAGTGTTTTTTCCATTTTGATGTAATATTCGTGGATTTCGTCTGATTTTTTTGTTCCTGCTTTTAAACAAAAGCGTTTGAATGTGTTTATGGTTAACATAATTACTTCCTTGTTGTGGCCGCCGCGGGCTTCATTTTGCTTTCTTTCAAGAGAACCCGTTATTTTATAGTCAGTGTCTTCAATAAAGTTTTTTTCTAGTAAAACCTTTGCGTTTACTTTTTGACTGAACCCTATCCATTTCCATATATTATCCAAATCAATTACAAAATCATGCTTGTCATCATAATTCAAGTAGCAATAAAAACTTGAAACAAACATTTGTTGTTCATATGTATTGAAGTTTTGTCTAACCTTTTCTACCATTATGGATTGGTAGTTTCCGCTAAGTTTTGTGAGAGGATTTTTCTCAATCAAGTTTACAATGTCTATGCTCATTATATGATATTATAATGCTAATTCTTTATATCATTTTATACATTTGTTTTTATTTTTAAAAATCAAAACCATATTTACACATTCTCTTATTTAATCTAACATCACTTTGGATGTGGGTATAAACAAATGAAAATTGGGATTACGCGCCTTTGGCGCGACCCCATCCCGCGAAGCGGGATGCTAAATCATTTATGAATGCAAAATATGTATAAAATTGAAATCTTATATATCATTCATCCCACCAAGCATATTACAATGAAGTGTTTGGCAAAAGACCGCAACAACAATGGATGTCGCAATTATTACCAACCTGGTTCGCGATTCTGTAAGAATCACCAGTATATGAACGATTATAGCGACACGATGCTTGAGCAGACACGTCTATGCTCTGGTTGTAAGAAGATGTATTTTATGGAACCCGGTATAAATCAGTGTTCTACGTGTAATAATAGAGGCGCGGTCAATCGTGAAAAACTACGCGCCTCAGCGGTTGTTGTGCCGTGTGGAAAATCCGGATGTACTCATTCAAAATCCGCCGACAATGCTTATTGTAGATTCCATCAGATTTGCTTGTTTGAAGACGAATGTACCAACGCCGGGACACGACCTTGTGTCCGATATTTACACGGATGTCGTGTCCAGTTGTCGTCGGACTACCCGAATCGGAGTTGTGCTGAATGTTTGGAAAAGGAACGGGTGCGAGACCGCGCCGCACGAAGTGCCGTCGTGTCTGAGGTTGTTGATGGAGTAAAACAATGTTCGGTTTGTTGTAAGACATGTTCCGCGGATAAGTTTATCGGGACAAATGGTCAGGAGACCAAGACTTGTAGTCTGTGTCGGGATGAGTTTAATAAGCAAAATGAGAAGCGCGACAAGGAACACGTGCGCGAACTGGACCGGAAGAACTCAAAGAAGCCAGAGAGGGTGGCTGTTAAACAACAGTGGAACGAAAACAATTATGAAAAAGTTGTGTTGAAGACTTTAAATTACAGACAACGTCAAATTGAAGGCAATTATGATGAATATCTCGCAAGAAACGCACATAATGCCGCAAAATGGCGTGAAAATAATCCGGAAAAGGTTGTTGAAAACAATGAAAATAGAAAGAAAAGTATTCCTGCTTCGTTTTATATGTATCAAAAAAGGGCAGAGGAATATAGACTCGCATTTGAGCTTTCATTGGATGAGTTTGAATCACTTGTAAAACAACCTTGTTATTATTGCGAAATCATTCAAGAAAAGGGGTTCAATGGTGTTGACCGTAAAAATCAAAAAGAAGGGTATATATCCGAAAATTGTGTCAGTTGTTGTAGGGTATGTAATTTCATTAAAGGTTCTCTTGACAATATCACATTTATACAACGCGTAGAACATATTTTAACAACGCAAAAACGTATTTGTGGCAGTTTATACCCGGATATTTTCCCGGATCACATCAGTTGTGCTTACAATAATTACAAAATCCGAGCCGAAAAGCTTGGTTATGATTTTCAAATGACACACGAAGAATATGCCAGTCTCATAATTCGCAATTGTTATATTTGTGATAAACCAGCAAGTAATACGCATACAAATGGCATAGACAGATTTGATAACAATATTGGGTATGTTTCTGAAAATATAAGACCTTGTTGTTTTGAATGTAATGTGATGAAACTTGACCTTTTATTTGATGACTTTATAAATAAACTTACAATCATTCATAGCTGTAATAAAAATACGGGCAAAATAGACGTAGGCGAAAAAACAATACACCGAATCGTAAAAAATAAAAATAAAAAAACACCAACCGAAATGCGTGAAGAAGCACAACAACGGAAGCAAAAACAACGGGATGACATGCTAGAAAAATATAGCAACGAAGAATACAAAGCACAACATATAAAATTGCTTTCTGATAAAAGAAAGGATTGATAAAAAACATTGGTTTTTTTATCAAACACAAATTGAAATTTAAGCTCTAATACCAGTAATAACACAACAAACATTTCCGGATGTTGCTACTCTGTGCTTTTTAAAAGGGCACAGCACTCTCTCGAGCGGGGATAGACTATATCTTAAGCGGTCATAGAAGGTGATTAATCTTCTCACGCCCATCAGCATTTAGTCGTTGAACCGCCTTCATATCCTATCATAACGGACTTAGAAGACTGGCTGCGGATTGCCCTATAATATGAAACTTTTTACTGTACCTTATGTTGTTATCATAAGCCACCTGTCAATTTCTTGACAAGCTTAGTATTTCATACCTTGAGGGGTTTCCCGCAATTTGGAGATGTCGCAGATTTTGAATCCACTTGCACGTCTTTTGAACGCACATTTGCTCCCATCCGATTTAGGAGTAAGCTACACCACACATACCGGCCATCACTCTTAAGACATTATAAGAGTAGGCATAAACACGGACCTTGGCAGTGTTGGTTCCAACAACAGTTCCCGAAGAAAGGACAAGCTGGAGGGTAGCATTGTCAATTCTGGAGAAGTTACACGTGCCGCTTGGCTGGTGTTCCTCTGGCCTAAGGGCAAAAGAGTACACGTTGATGCCAGTGTCGGGGGCACGGGTGTGGTGCTGGAAGGGCTGGACGACGTCAAAGTAAGAACCTTCTCTCTCAGAGATTCTGTCCTGGCCGTTAAGCTGGAGCTTAGCGGTGACGACGGGGTTCTCACCCCAGCAGTGCATGTTGAGGGCAGTCTCAGCGAGGACGAATGTACCCGCGTCAGAGACAAGGGAGCCGTTGTTGGAACTACCGGAAGCAGCATCAAAGACACTGTGGTCCCAGCCACCGACGTTGTTTCCGAGGGAGGCGTTGGAGGACACAAGGCCATCAAGGGCACCGGGCATCTGGAAGACACCACCGGAGATGAAGGCCTGGGCACCAGAGGTCTCGGCCTGACCACCGAAGACGGCGATCGAGGGAGGGAGAGCATCAATGGCATCGGTGTAGTTGAAGGGTTGGGGTCCGAGAACCTTGTACAAGGTGGAGTTACCCTCCAAAGCATTGCAGTAGTCAACGTTGGAATCGGGCTGGACAACCCAGATGAGCTCCTTGCAGGGGTGGTTGAAGTTGATCTTGATCTTGTTACTGGAAGATCCGACCGACTCATCACCAGTGTATTGGAGCTGCTCAATGAGGTACTCGTGGGGGTTCTGGGCCATCTTTCTGCGCTCGTCAGTATCCAAGAAGATGAAGTCAACATAGATAGAGGCGGCAACAAGGGACTGCTGGTAGGCAGTGGTGACAGCCTGGGAAACACCAGTGGTATCAGAGAGAGACTTAACAGCCCACAAGCACTCACCAATGGGTCTGAAGTCGATGTTAATCTTGACCTCGTGGTACTGGAGAGCAACCAAAGGCAGAGCCAAACCGGGGTTTCGGCAAAACCAGAAGAGGAGGGGGATGTACAAGGTGGTCTCAGGGAGAGCCTTGCGGGGAGCGCAAACCTGACTGGGGCCGCCAGTGGAAGCGCAAGGGCCGTTGATGTCGGCGAAAGCGGGGTCGCACAAGTAAGTCAATTGGGTGGTGTGTCCAATCATCTTGTAGTAACCAGCCTGTTGCTCAGAAGAGAGGGTAAGCTGATTCCAGATGTGCATCCAGTCACCATATTGGCGGTCAATTCTCTGGCCACCGATCTCAACCTCAACGAGGGCAATGAGCTGCTCACCGGGGTAGTCCAACCAACGGGCATAGACGGGGCCAGTGCCGGAGGCACCCATAGACTGGTTAATCTCAGGGAGAGTGACCTGGACATAGGTGCGGTAGGCAAGATCTCCGTTTCTGGAGATGGTGCATGAAACACGGCGACCGAAGTCAGCCTGGCCGTTGAAAGTCTGCTCAATAGACTCCATGGCGAAGTTGGTGTGGCGTCTGTAGGACACCTTCCAGAAAGTGATCTCGGGGTTTCCAGTAAGGAAAACGTCTTGGGCGCCGTAGGCGACTAATTGCATAAGTGCTCCTCCCATTTTTTATATATACTTCGGAAACATATTTTTTCCTAAATAATCGCGCAAACACCGCATTTTGCGCTTCTAAAATGGGCATTTTCGGTTGGATTATTTGTTCGTCCTACACCGATGTAGGTATCATACAACAAGCGACTTCGTATCAGGCATTTATCAATATGCCTCGTTGTGTCCCCACTTTTTATTGTCGGGACATTATTTAGAAAAATGCCGCGGATTTGTAAAATGGTGGGGTGTCGCAATCGGCCTTTGTATGGTGTGGAACCGGGTGGACCCCAGTTTTGCGCTGAACATAAGAGCCCAACTATGACAAACCGCGCGACAAGTAACACGACAAGTAACACGACAAGTAACACGACAAGTAACACGACAAGTAACACGACAAGTAAATTGATAGTGAATGCTACAAAATGTCTTGGTGTGGAGTGTAATGATAAGCCAGCAAATCCGCGATTTCGTGGCTATTGTGTTGCTTGTTATAAGACCTTATTTCCAGAGGACCCTCTCACCTTCCAGATGTTGTATCGAACAAAACAAGAGGCTGTACATCAGTTTGTTATATCCCGTTTTGATGGATTTTTACACGATTCGCCGATTTATTTACTAGGATTGCGAATCGATTGTCGTATTGTGATTTGTGATACAGTGTTGTGTATTACGACAGTACACCCTATTACGACAGTACACCCTATTACGACAGTACACCCTATAGAGGACCACAAGGAAATGCCACAAAAAACAATCGTCATCCTATTCAATCCAGAAAAATACATTGATTCAAATGGGCAAAATGTGAATCCGATGCTATATATGCGATTGCCTCTATTGGAAGACGAAATCGCACACCAAATGGAGCGTATTATTGCTCGCGAAAACACGAACCCAGTGGAAGTTGTACGACTCTTTACCTCAGTGTGTCCATTGAGGAGTTTTCCAGAATAAACTTCTCTAAATAATCGTCTTGAAATATTTCTTTTTTACCGTTGTGCGACTTCTGGAATATATAGTTGCCGTCACGTTTTTTCACACTCCATCCTTGTTCCAATGAATTGTAGATAAATGCCATTTTATAGATGGTTTTTGTGTCTAAATCCAGGTGGGGGGGCTGACTCATTTACATATTTTGATGAATGTTTTATTGGGTTTCAAACGATAAGCCCGCCGAAGGCGGCCGACTCAGTGCCGACTCCAAGGCACGGAGTGCCGACTCCAAGGCACGGAGTGCCGACTGGAAGGGCCTTACGCTCATCCCTTCGTGTAATCTGCGTTTGAAATGTGGTTAAGTTCCAAGGAACACGTCTTAATCAATTTCCCAATAAGGACATAAAATCTATAAAGTATATTATTTAGGATGAACGACGGACCGACCACACACGACATCATTTTACACGAAGACGAAGCACGTTATGTGATGTTTCCAGTGCGCGACGAAGACGTTTGGAAAATGTACAAGAAACAGGTGGATTGTTTTTGGCGCGCGGAGGAAGTGGATTTGTCCAAGGACCTTGGTGATTGGAGCCGGCTCAATGAAGACGAGCAATATTTCATTTCTATGGTCCTGGCATTTTTCGCGGCAAGTGACGGAATTGTGATGGAGAATCTGGCGACCCGGTTTATGGCCGACGTACAGCTCTCGGAGGCGCGGGCCTTCTACGGATTTCAAATCGCGATGGAGAACATCCATTCCGAGATGTACAGTTTGTTGATTGATACCTATATCAAGGACCGCGAGACGCGAGGCCGTATGTTCTCGGCGATTAAAACCGTCCCGTGTATCCAGAAGAAGGCAGACTGGGCGCGCAAATGGATATCGGGGGACCAGTCGTTTTCCACACGGCTCATCGCATTTGCGTGTGTAGAAGGCATCTTTTTCAGCAGTAGTTTTGCCGCCATTTATTGGATTAAGAAGCGCGGACTTATGCCCGGACTCACTCTTTCCAACGAGTTCATCAGTCGCGATGAAGCCCTTCACACCGAGTTCGCGATTATGCTTTATAGCAAGTTGCTGGAGAAAACCGACAAGACGATTGCGCAAAGCATCGTGAAAGATGCGGTGGAAATAGAGAAGGAGTTTATTACGGTTGCGCTTCCGTGCCGGATGATTGGGATGAATATGAAGTTGATGTCGCAATATGTGGAGTTTGTGGGGGACCGCCTGTGCGTTCAATTGGGGTTGCCGAAGATTTACGGGGTTCCGAATCCGCTGGATTTTATGGAGTTGATTAGCGTGGACAGCAAAGTCAATTTCTTTGAACGCACGAATAGTGAATATGCGATGGCAAATAAAGAGGTGGCGACGGATGTCTTTGACTTCAATGCGGAGTTCTAACGCACAAAACCGTAAATTATCTATAAATACAGATTATATATATAGATGGCCGAAAAAAGAGCGAGTGATTTGATAGAGGGTTTTTCAGAAAAGAGAAATCGTACATATTATTACAATCCGGTAACAAAGGAATCGCATTGGAACGCGCCATTGGCGGCGGACAAGCCATCGGCGGCGGACAAGCCATCGGCGGCGGACAAGCCATCGGCCGAGTTCAAATTAGATCCATTTGTCGCCGAATTGAAAACTAATCCGACCATTCATTTATTGGAACACGGAATGAAAAAATATACCAAATACGCCAATAATAGAGGCAACTTCATTCGACTCGTTTTTAAACATTTACCAATAAATGACACCGTCCGCGTTGCCGTTTATATCATTCAATCCATTTTACATAAAACCGGCAAAAAACCGTCCGACGTATTGAAATTAATCTTGTATGGGCGTGGGCACGGAGGCCCCGACTGTATTAATTGGTGTGATAATACTGCGATGGGAAATGTAGCGAACGTCACACATATGCCCATCGTTGCCCCCGGACAATATGGATACGATTTTACATTTGAAGAAGGAAAAAAACTGGTTTCAAAATTGGTTGAAAAACGCGGTGAACCATTGTCGCGCGCCGAAAAAGAACCCAGTCGCGAAAAATGTATCAATGAATATTCCAAACTTTGCGCAAGTAATCAACGCAACCTAGAATTATTTCGTATCAATGAACCCATAATAAAATCTGAAACGGAAGCCCTGGAACGCATTATATCAAATAATTATAGTTGGTTTAATCCAGATGAGGATGCTCGTTTGAAAATGAATGCGCTTATGAGATGGTGTAAAAGAAATAAGATAGAGTGTAATTTGGAGGAAGGTATGAGCATTTCTAACGCAATAAATGCTGTAAAGCACGAGTTTGCAAAAAAAGACAGACTTTTATGGGAAACCCAACAAAAAATGAAAAACCAGAATTGCGTGATAAACTCAGGAACTGATACTAAGTCAAATATGGCGAAAGCAACAAGTATAACTAGAAATATGCAATTGCTTAGTAGTTGTCGCCAGATTTTTGCGAATATTTATGGAGTATTTGTTGTGAAACCCAGTTTTATAGCGGGGAATCCATTGTATGGTCGAATCATAGAAATGATGCTATACGAAATAACAGAAATATATAAAGACCGTGATTCAGATACATCACAAAATGGGTTTGTAATAAATAGCTTATATAAATATGAACCGGGATACAAGCCAAATGACGACGGTATGTTTTATAATTTGTTGCGTTGGTTTTATCGCGCTATCAAGAAGAAGACATTCACACTGAACAAAATGATTGACATATATGGCATATTGGACCCGTCTCAGTTGATTACAAAGGTCGGCCAATTATTTGAACAAGGCGAGAATGACCGAATTGAAATCGTATATTTGGTTGACTGTTGTAGAAAAGAGATTTCACCACTTGACCCGAGTTTGATGGATGATTCGCAGACGTATGGCGGCAAGGGTAAAGGTACACGTAAGCGCAAACGAAGCGCATATAAACAACCAACACGCCGGCAAAAACGCATATAATTACGACCCAATAAATAAAATACACAAATGTTTTATTTATTTATTCATAAGACAATGGACTCCGCCGCCCATTTTCTTACACTCGCTCAAGGGGACACAAACCACGGGTTTCTTGGTGGCACCTGCTAGACGTTCGCTCCCTTCGGTCGCCAGGACAAACTTGTCAAACACCACGAAATTACAAACAAAATCGCGCTGTTCTTTATCCGTGATTTCAAAAAGAGTGTATCCCAGATGTTTCAAATATTCAGACAACGGAAGAGAGGCGATTTGTTTTCCCGTCCTCTCATAAACATCTACTACAAACCGTTTTGCGCCCGACCAAATGACCGCGACGTCGTCTATGAATCCCAACAACAAGTCCAAATGTATGATGGTTGAGTTGTCGGATGTGATTCGCGCGACCTTGGGTGTGCCGAAAACGTC